AGTTGGTGCCGTCCGCCCTGTTGACGAGGTAGGCGTACAGCCGCTTGTTCGCCTTGAAGAAACCCACGCCTATGTCCTTTATGTCAGGGACTTGGTCAGTTCGGATCTCCTCGGTCATCGACATGAGGGGATCGTACATGAAGTCGTCTTCGTTGTCGTCTTCGATCATTTTATTGCCCCCAATTTTTCAGCGAGTCTACACTCGGCCCGCCGTACGTGTCAATCAGTAGTCGCGCTTCTTCCCCACCACGTACCGGCTCTCGATCACCCAGTCTTCCTTGTCTCGGTAGGGGACCACCTTCAGGTCGTCGTCGGGAACTCTCCTGTCCACGGAGGCCGGGTCCACCAGCACGGCCAGGCCCCAGGAATCGAGCCTCCAGGCCACGGCGTTGCGCACGAGCTCGTCGTGCTCGGTGACGGGAACTGCCCCGCCGTCCATGGCGAGGAGCTCGGAGTAGTGCATGATGGCGTAGCGGCCGCGCTTGTGGAGGATGTGGCAGACCTGCACCAGCCTGTCCTGGTTGGGATCCGGCTGCGTCCCGACCCTCGTGAGGGTCTCTCTTATCTTCAAGAAGTCCTGAGAGGTCGGCAGCTCAATCTCGACGCCGCGCCCTCTGAAGATGTCCCCCTTGGTCTCCCGTGGCATTCTTGTACTCTTCTACTGTGGCTTCCACGTCCTGCGGGCGGAGCGTCTTCAGGACCTCCCGTCCCCTGGCAGTATTTATGCTGTAGCGCCACTGGACGGCCTCCAGGGCCTCAGAGTTCCCCTTCTTGGGCCACTTGGCGAAGCGCTTCTTGGGACGGAGAGAGTGGAGGTAGTAGTCGTGCTGCATCCTGTTGGGGAGCCGGTGGAGGGCGTTGGCCTCGTTGGCGTACAGGACGGTGTCGGCGTGCATGCTGAAGGCCAGGTTGGTGAGCCACGGGTTGTAGGCCTTCTCGGCCTCCACGGGGTCGTCCGACGACCGGATCAGGTCCTCCTTGGACTTGCCCACCGCGTCGACGAAGTCGAAAGGCTTCAGCTCCGCCATGGCCCGTTGCCTCCCCTTGGGCATGGATCATCACACTCCATTTGTAAAGGAATGTACGGGTGGTACCAGATGATCTTGCCGGTTTTATCCACGAAGGCCACGTCGTGGTCGCGGCAGCAAGGCTTCCTGGCGCAGGATTCTGCGTCCGGGAAGAGCTTCTCGTATTCTATGCCTTCCACTGCGCGTCCACCATGAGCTCGGTGAAGAACGCGGCCACGTTGATCTCCGGGTTGGCGACCACCGCGTGGCTCTCCATGTAGCGCTTGATCGTGACGACGATCATGGGTACGCCCTTGGGATCGAAGTAGTCGTACGCCCTGTCATACACCATGGTGAAGAGCTCGACCGGATCGATGTCGCCGTTCTCGGCCACCCAGGCCCGCATCTCGGCGAACTTCTTCTCCTTCACCAGGTCGAGGACTCGCTTGACGGCCTCGTCGGTGGCGTTGACCATGGCGCCGGCGTCGATCCTGCCGGCCCCTGAGGCGTACCTCTGCAGCTCGTTGACGACTCGCCTCCAGTCGGGGGCGTGCCTCATGATCACGGCGGCCACGGCGGGGGTCTCGTACGGGACCTTCTCTTGGTCGAGGACCCACTTCATCCGCTTGAGGAACCTGCCCTGCAGGGCCGGAAGCTCCGAGGACGGGACCCGGTACTCGATGATCCCGGTCCTGCTCTGGAGGGGCTCGATGAGCTTGTTGATGTAGTTGCAGGTCAGGATGAACCCTGCGTTGGAGGCGTACTCCTCCATGAAGTTCCTGAGGCCCTGCTGGGTCTGGTTGGTCAGGCCGTCCGCCTCGTCGAGGACGACGTACTTCCTGCCTCCGCTGAAGGAGATGGTCGAGGCGAACTGGGTCACCTCGGTCCTGAGCGTGTCGATGTTGCCGTAGAGGGACGAATTGAGGACGAAGCTGTCGCACTCCAGCTCGTCGAGCAGCGCCACGATGGAGCTGGTCTTGCCCACGCCCGCCCTGCCGGACAGGATCAGGTTGGGGACCATCCGCTTATCGCGGTAGCCCTGGAGCTGCTTGATGACGCCGGAGGGGAGGACGCAGTCGTCGATCGTCCTCGGGCGGTACTTCTTCCACCAGAGAGGTTCTTCTCTCACGGTCAGTCTTCCTTGCCGTTGGCCGTCCAGTAGATCAGGTTGCTGCTGGCCCAGCGCGTCGCCCGCCTGTGCAGACCCACCCTGTAGTCGCGGGGAAGCATGACGATGGCCTTCTTCGGGATGTAGTGGATCCTGTCAGCCGCGCCCTCCGCATCGGCGACGTGGGCTGAGTAGAGGTTCTTGGCGCTGTTCTTCCTGTCGACGCCCCTGAGGTAGACCTTGCCGTCCTCGACCTGCACGGCCATCTCGTCGAGCTCGAGGATCTGGGTCGCGGTCACGGCCTTCTTGAGGTCGGCGTAGGGGAGGTCGAACTCGACGTCGGGCTGGGGGAACGACGGCGTCTTGTCGGGAGCGGCCGCGATCTTCGCCTCGCTCTCGGCGCCCAGGGTGTAGTCGATCCGCTGCTTGCCGTCGGTGATCTCGACGTGGGTGTCGCCGAAGTTGAGGTCAGGCTGGGAGTCCTTGAAGAGCGACAGCGCTCCCAGGAATCCCGTGAAGTTGTAGATCACGACCCGCTTCTCGAACGACTCGGCGATGGTGGCCTCGGCGAAGAAGCTCTTGTCCGAAGCGCGGGTTCGGACCACGTTGCCGGGATGCAGTATGATGTTGGGGTTCGCGCTCGCGAAGTTCTTCAAAATTTCCAGCGTCTCAGCTGACAGCTTCATCGTCATTCCTCGTCTTCTTGGTCAGTGTGTATGAGAGGTGGTCCTTCGTGGACACCTCGTAGAGGTGATCCTCCCAGAAGGAGGTGGCCTGTTCCTGCGGAGGGGCGCTCTGCAGCACCATCATCTGCTCGGCGGGCAGCAGGCCCATCTCGAGGAACATGGCCTTCACCTGCTCCTCGGGCATGTCGTCGGGGGTTCTGACTAGCAGTATCACTGCGGTGGGTACTCCACTTGGTTATACGAATTCTCGATGGTCCGCGACAATTCTCGCAGGAACTCCAGCGTCAACGGCTCGTGCAAGTCGCAGACTTCGCAGAAGTCCTCGGGCGTCTCGCCGAAGCACGCGGCGCTGCAGAGCTGGCAAGACTTGCACACCAAGAACGTCATCAGGCCTCCGCGGGCTTACTCTCCGGCACTATAAGATCGGCCGGCGACTGCTGTACAGGCTTTTGTGGTGCCTGGTGGGGGGTCTCCGCGCCCTTGTTGAGGGTCGGCATCTTCGACGGGTCCGCCGTGGCGGCGGCGCCGATGCTGGCCAGATCCATGAGCGTGCCGGAGAACGTGAACGTTCCTACGTGCTCGGTCCTCATCCACGGGCAGAGCCACACCCTGCCGCCGGCCTTCCTGAGGTGCTGACAGAAGTAGTAGTCCTCGGAGAGGTGCCTCTTGGTCTCGGGCTCCTGGTGGGCGAGGGCCTCCTTGAGGATCTCGCCGGCGTCGTCGTGCGTGTCCACCACGGAGTATGCTGCGAGCGCCCGCTCGATGGCCTCCTTGTAGTAGGCTCCCCGGTCCCACTTGTCGATGGGATCCATGAAGTAGCCCATGATCTCCCGGTGACCGTTGAAGTACGGGTTGCGCACGTGGTCGGGACGGTAGGAGAGCTGCTCCTTCCACTTGGCGTCGAACTTCTCGAAGGCCGTGCGCTTGATCATCATCATGCCCGTGCCGCCCTCGAGGATCTCCACCGGCTGGTCGAGCCTGATGATCCCGTCGCCGGTCGGGAGGGGGTTGAAGACGAAGTCGCCGATGAACTTCTCGAGCTCGGTCGGGTCCTTGTCGCCGTGGCCCTTGTTGACGGCCTGGACGACTTTCTCCCAGCTGATGCTCTTCTTGGGATACGGCCCGCAGAGGACGTCGTAGGGGTTCTCGGGGTCCTCGTGGTCCATTATCGCCAGCATCTCGAAGATGTTCTTGGCGTCGAACCCGATGTCCGAGTCGATGAAGAGCAGGTGGGTGCACTCGCTCCTCAGGAACTCGTCCGCGCAGTAGTTGCGGGCCCTGGTGATCAGGGACTCGTTGAAGAGGTAGTGGCTGGCCATGGGGATGCCTGCCTTCAGGAGCTCGACCGAGAGCGACTGGATAGCCCTCAGGTAGATGCCGGCGCACATCCCGCCGTACATCGGGGTGGCGAGGAACACCTTGCGGCGCCGCATCGCTTCCCAGGACACTTGTATGTTCAAAATTCCCTCCCCCGGCATCCGCCGGATCAAGTTGTTACTTCAGGTTACGCTTGTCCTTGTCCCACAGCGCGAAGAGAGCGTAGTGGATGATCTTCAGGAGGTCGGCCCGGTTGCGGCCGCCCTTCTTGCCGTAGCGGCTGACGTACTTGATGATGGAGCCGATGCAGAAGCCCTCGGCGTGGTGGGTCGACGCGATCAGGTCCATGGCCTGCACGTTGTCGTCGCCGACGTAGTGCTTGCCGTACGTGCTCGCCAGGTAGTCGTAGACCTCCGTTACGAGCTCGAACTCGTTGTACTTGAAGGGGACGTCGTCCTTTGCGGCGACGCGGCCCAACTCGTCGATGATGTCCTCTCCCCGGGGCGGTACCCCCGGCGGTAAGTCCGGCGGCGTCGCCGGCCAGGCGCGGGCCATCCCTGCGCTGAACGACTTTCTCGGATCGTAGTGGACAGTCGGCATTATCGAATCGACGGTGGACCCCCACTTTTCGTTGAGCCGATCGATCTCCGCTATGGCCCGCTCGTTCCGGTCGTCCACCTGCTCGTAGTTGTCGAACACGACGTCGGGCGCCGGCCAGTTCGCCTTCGGGGCGTCCTGCAGCGCGGGCCTGTAGCCCCCGCGGGGGGTGTCGAACTCGGGAGCCTTCTCAGAAGAATTCAGAGAGTGATTCTGTGCTTCGTTCATACTCAACAATCCTGTTGACGTTGCTCTGGAAAACCACGTCGGCGTCGACGAAGTCCCGCATACCCAGCAGGGCCTCCTTGACCTCCAGGGCCATGTCGGCCGCGGTCTGCACCGGGACGTTCTGGCACACGTGGTTGATGGTCCTCGGGCCGGCATCCACCAGCTCGAAGTCTTCGGGGAGCCCCATGATGGTCATGGCCTCCCTGTAGTCGATGTACCGGTCCTCCACCGGGTGGGCGAGCATGTGGGGGTAGTGACCCACGAACGCGCCGATGTAGTCCTTGGGGACGATCGTGTCCCGCTTCATTATGCTCCCGCCGGAGGCGATCTTCTCGTGGATCTTCCTCGTCTTGGCCGCCAGCTTCTCGAGACCCTGCGCGGCGAACCAGTCGGCGACCTGCAGGTACGTGTGGCCTGAGCGCTCGATGATGCTCTTGGAGTCGTTGCTCCTGACCGGGAGGGCCTGCATCTTCCTGGCGAAGTCCCGGTGGCTGATGCCTCCCTCGATCACCTCCAGGACGTACCTGTAGTAGGGCTCCTGGGAGGGCTTCTTGGGGTTCACCGGCTCGCGCTGGAAGTTGCCCTTGACGCCGAGGATGAGGTCCTCGATCTTCTGGTAGGGCCTGTCGTGCCAGTTGAGGATTCGGGCCTTGTCCTTCCAGAAGAAGTAGAAGGCGCGGTTCCTGACCTGGGGGACGCCGTGCAGGAGGCTCTTCGTCTTGTAGTAGCTGACCTTGTAGCCGTGCTTGCCGGCCACGGCGTGGAGCCTGTCCCTGACGCCTGCGCCGAGTCCGCCCATGAGCCCCGGGGCGTTCTCGCCCCAGTAGCACTTCGGCGCCCACTCGGAGAGCACGTACTCGGCGGTGTTCACCATCCAGTCGTTCTTCTCCTGGTCGGAGGAGGCCTTGACGTTGAGCATGGAGAGCCCGGCGCACGGGCAGGTGCTCTCGACTATGTCCGGCTTGAACGGGAGGACCCCGCCGTCGTCGACGAGGTAGTAGGGGACGTCGATCCCGCGCTTCTCGTACCAGTTGCGGAGGTGCACCTCGTTGGCGGCGAAGGGAGTCCAGCTGACGAGGGCGTCGGGCGGGGTGCCGTGGGCCTTCTCCGAACCGATGGGCATGCCGCCGATGAGTGGTATGATTGAGACGTGTCGCATGATCATGTATGCCTATTTATACGACCTCTCAGATCTCGCAGTTGGTCCTCGAGCCTGTCTATGCGGTAGGACAAGTAGCCGCAAATGAACCAGAGCGCCGCGACGCTGACGATCAATCCGATCATACGCCTGGTACTTTCTTCACGACCTGCATCGCCTGGTTGACGGCCTGGTCCATGTCTATGTAGGCGTAGGACCCGCACCTCCCGACGAAGTGGGCGTTCCGGTACTCGACGGCGGCCTTCTTCTTGAGCGCGTCGTACAGGGTCATGGAGTCCGTGTCCCTCACCGGGTAGAAGTCGGTCTCGTACCTCTTCGACTCGCCGGGGATCTCGTACGTGTACGGGTAGACGGCCTCGCCGTCGACGTAGTCCTTGGGGAACACCGAGTTGGGGAACTCGCTCCAGTTGGTCACCCTGGTGAACGGAGTGTCCTGGTCGGTGAAGTTCATCACCTGCCAGAAGTGGTACTCTTTCTTCCACAGCGTGAGGAACTCGATCGTCCTGTAGGCGAGCCTCTGCGTGCCGTAGAACCTGTCGATGCCGCCGCTGTAGAAGACGTACTCTTGGCTGGCGGCTGCGTATGTGTATGATACGCGGCCCTCCGGCTTCCACTCGGACTTCAGGAGCACGTCGATCTTCTCGTGATCGAGCATCCGCTTCACCATCGCGGTGTAGCCCAAGCGGGGGAGCATCTGCCAGTCGTGCTGCGGGAAGTACCTGTCCTCGCCGCCCTCCCTCGACGGGACCCTCTCGAGGATCTGCGGGGCGACGTCCTCCAGCTTCCTGCCCCACATCTTCTCGGTGTAGGGGCGGTAGAAGACCTCGATCGCGTCCTTGCCGTTGTCGGCGAGCCACTTCCTCGTGGCGTCGTTCGGCGGGAACGGCACGGTCGTGTACCCGTCCTTCCCAGCCTGCCCGACGGCCGCGACCACCTTGTGCTCGTACGGGACCCAGTCGGTGAACCTGCTGAGGAACTTCACCACCTCGAAGTTGTTGGTGTGGAAGAGGTGAGGACCGTACCTGTGGATCCAGGACCCGCGGACCTGCTCGTCGTAGGCGTTGCCCGCGACGTGGTCCCTGGCCTCGTGGACTGTGACCCTCCAGCCCTTCTCCGCGAGGAGCCTGGCGATGGTCGCGCCCGTGAGCCCGGCGCCGACTACTGTGGCTATCATGCCCATATCTCCTGCAATTCCGCCCTCTGCACCGCCTTGTCGAGCGGGTGAGTCTCGTAGAGGAAGTACTTCTGGTCGGCGGCCACGGCAGTCAATTCCTCAGTCGTCATCGTCTCGATCTCTGACGCCTTCCATTCGAAGCAGTCGGCCCCGTCGGAACCGCCGTAGACCGCGCCCTCTGCCGGGTCGCACACCAGGATGCTGCCGGCGTCGGCCACCTGGAGCGGTCGGGCCCTCCACCATCCCGAGCCCGAGTGGAAGTACCCCGGCATCAGGCAGCCCCACTGCTTCTCGAAGACCTCGCACATCTCGTCCTCGGTCAGCCTCGGGCACTTGAACTCGCCCTTCTTGGCCCCGTAGTAGTTGATAGGCCAGTCCTTAACGCCCTGCGTCTTGATCCAGTCCCTGGTCTTCGCCTGCACGAGAGACGCGAAGTTCCACTCCCGCTTCTTGTCCTCCGGGCGGGTGGCCTCCTCCCAGCCCAGGACGTCGTCCAGGCCGAAGTTGTTCTCGCGCTTCCTGTTGAGGTGGTACGGGTTGGGGTTGTAGCGGATCATCCTGCCCCGCCACTTGATGTTGAGCTTCTCGAGGTCCCCTCCCTTGAAAGCGCTGATGAGGAGCCGACTGCTCTTGGCGAGGGCCACGTCGGCCCCCTCGACGAACTGCTTCTTGAACTTGTCGAGGTAGCCCTGCTCGTACTTGGTGTTCTGCATGTCGATCAGGTACGCCTTGAACGGGTCGGAGAGCGTCTGACCGAGCATGCCGTCCCTGATGCTCTTGATCGAGAAGAGGATCTGGTCGACCTGCCAGTCGTCGAAGGCGAGGACGGCGTTCGGCCTGGCGTGGAGGGCCCACAGGCCCGAGTAGAGTCGCTGGCAAAAGCCTTTGGGCGAGTGCAGGAATATGATGACCTCGTCGTAGCCGGACAGGTCCTCCTCTATCTCCACGTGCCTCTGCTCGACCTGGTGACCCATGTCTCGGAGGCAGCGGAGGAGGGAGTAGTGGGACGGGACGACCTTGACCTCCTGCCTGAGGAAGTAGTCCTCGGTCGTCTGGTTCGTGTTCATCCCCGTGACGAGTATCTTCATGTCAACTTGTCAGTCCATTAGCCAGCGTTTGCAACTATTTATGCGATCCCTCTCGTAGTTAGGGTCGTTTAGTTTCCGATTCCGGTAAGACGGGTGCGGCATCGTAAAGTGATCTACGCGCATGTACCTAAGCACGTTGCTCACCTCGTTGCCGAGGGCGATGACGTACCATCGCTTCCTCTCGTCGTGATCATCTGGTGTGCCCGCGGCACAGAATAACTCGGTCAGGAACTTTCTGTCAACCGAGTGCTTGTCCCAGAGTCCAGCGTCGTGATAGCAGTTGACGAAGCTGAAGTGCTCGACCCCGAGCTCAGACATCCACCTAAAAAGCCGGCCGAGGGCTGAACGTTCGCGGATCGTCGGCGTACTCGTCGGACGACCGGGATTCATACCGACCACCAGCACCTTCCATCTCGCAGTAGACACCGAACTCTATCCTCCCTCTGTCGAGGACGTACCTCGAGACCTTGAAGTCATCCCTCCACCTCCGGGCAGTCTCCGATTCCGGTGGAGGGGCGCACATGTGCACCGCGCCCACCCCGGCCTGGACCAGCCCCAGAGCGCACTTGGAGCACACAGTCAGCCCGTGGACGTAGACCTCGCAGCCCTTCAAGCAGGTGCCCTCCCTGGCCGCGTTGTACACGCAGTTCGCCTCCGCGTGGACGACGAACTTGTACTTGTACTCCCTGTCCGCGTACTTGTCCGCGGAGTCGTCGAACCACCGGGGGAAGCCGTTCCACCCGTGGGCCACGATCCTGTTGTCTCGGACGAACACGGCGCCGACCTTGGTCGAAGGGTCCTTGCTGAACGTCGAGAAGTGCTTCGCCGACCTCATGTGCTTGGAGAACCAGGACTCGGTCACTTCAGGAACTCGACCACTGCGCGGCGGTTCTCGAACATCCACAAGGCCATGGCGTTCTCGTTCACGTTGTAGAGGGAGAGAGGGCGCCTGGCCTCGATGAATTGCGCGAGCTCCTTCACGCGATCCCAGTGCTCGTCGTAGTCCTTCGCCTCCTCGTAGGAGTCGAAGGTCTGACCTCTACAGTGCCACTTCTGGCTAATCACGGAAGAACCCCTCCGTGCCCCAGAAGTCGTCCTGTGTGACTCTCTCGGTCATCTGTACACTCCCGCCAATCCCAACACGAAGAAGAACCCGGCGCTGAAGCCGAACATCGTCTGGTCCACGCCCGTCTTCACGGGGAAAGTGAACGCCGCGACCATGCATATCGTCGAGAGGATGAACATCATCGATCTCATTTCAGTATGATCCGCTCTGCTCGAATTATCTTTTCATTCTTGTCGGTCTCGACGCACCAGCCGATCACCGAATCGTACCAGGCTAGCACTTCTCGCTCCGTCGTGGGCGAATTGTGGGCGTGCGTCATGCACTCGTCCCACGTGGAGAATTCGCGCGAACCCTGCTCGACGAACGGCTGCCCGCTCCCGGTGAGGATGATGCCGATGAGGAACGCCTTGATCATTTGGCCCACTCCGAATCCGGGTACAGCTTCCTGTACTCCTCCTTGGTGACGGTGATCTCGTGAGTCCTGGCGAAGTGGTCCACCAGGAAGAAGTGTCGCTCGTAGACGTGGAGCGACCCAGCACACCAGATGATCTTCCCGGGCTCGACGCCCAGGTCGCCGGCGAGGTCGTGGAGGACCTTGAGCTGCCAGG